AAGAACTGATGAAACCTAAAATAGGTGGTGATAAAATACATGTTGTCGAAATCGCAAAATCACTTACAGACACATTCGGCATGTTTATCAAATCGTTAGTAGAAAATACACAAGGTTTAACGAGACAACAAGACCGTGCTTTGAAAATTTTAGGAAAAGCGCTATCTGGTGAAAGAGGAATAATCTCAGGTGTAGTTCAATTTTCCACAGCGTTAAAAACATTTTCAGAGTTTGGTTCAAAAGGCGAAATATATGTCCCAGCAGTATTAGATGAAAATGGTAAAATAGTTAAAGAAGCTGAAAACGTTCCTATCAGAACAGTCACACAACATATTGTTGATACGTTTGGACAATTTGTAGAAGCAATGGCAGCTAAAGCGCCATTATTTGAACTTGGCGGAGTTTTGGGTACAAAAATGGCAAGATTTAGTGAAGCTTTAATGGGCAAACAACGAAGTTGGGCTGGCAAAATTTTTGCAAGAGATAAACCCGGTATTCTTTCGGCAATCACAAGTTTTAATGATGTCTTATTAACTTATTCAGAATATGGTAAAGGAGGAAAAATTCCTAAAAAAGATAAAGAAGGAAATATAATCCCAAAACAATACATATTAGTAGAAGATATAGCAAACAATATGGTAGATGGTATTACAACATTTGTCAATTCTCTTAATAAAGCATTGAAAGGAAAAAATTTAGAAGCTTCTTCCAAAGCGATTGAAAAACAAATAAGTTCTTTCACTAGTATAATCACTCAATTCGATATTTTAGCAAAATCTCAAGAAGGTATGGAAAAATTAGCTAACTCGATGGGATTACTTGCAACTAATGTAGGTTTATTAGTTACTAATATGGGTGGTTTAAACACAGATAATCTTCAAAAACTCGCAACTGTTACTGCACAACATGCAGTAACAACCAAAGGTGTTGAAATTAAACCTACTTCCGGAACTCCTACTGCAGTCACAACTGGTGGTACAGATTGGAATAATGTTGCAGAAATGATAGCTACTAAAATAGCTCAAAAACTTGTTGGATCGAGAAATGGTGAGTTCAATTTCACCTTTTATGATGGTAACACGGGCGGAAAACTTGAAATCAAAGAAAAATAATTTTAATCTTTTAACAATTTCTTAAAACTCTTATAATTGTGTTAATATAATATCTAAAAATACATGATTATATGAAACTAATTAAACCTTATACTAAAATTTTAACAGCAATTGATGGAAAAGAAATTCTTAAAATAATTGAGAAAGTTGCTAGAACTTGTTATAAATCTGAAGACAAAATAACTAATGAATCTGCTGAGCAAATGATTAAAAATTTACTTGCAAAAAAACATGAAGCCATGTTAGAATTCTTTGATATCATTGTTAAATTTATTTGTGATAGAGGAGTTTCTCATGAAATAGTTAGACATCGTATTGCATCTTATGCTCAAGAAAGCACAAGATATTGTAATTATTCAAAAGATAAATTTAATAATCAATTAACTTTTATAATTCCTTGTTGGTCTGATCACATTTATGATGGAGAATGGAGAAGTAAAAGTGAACAATCTGATTTTACACCAGCTGAAAATACGTGGTATAAAGCAATGATAATGAGTGAAACATATTATAATGAATTAATTAATTTAGGTTGGCAACCTCAACAAGCTCGAACAGTTCTTCCAAATTCTTTAAAAACAGAAATTAATGTTAAAATGAATTTACGTGAATGGCGACATTTTTTTACATTAAGAACTAGTATAGTTGCTCATCCACAAATGAGAGAGTTAACAATTCCTTTATTAAAAGAATTTAAATTAAAAATTCCTGTACTTTTTGATGATATAAATAAATAAAAAAAAATTTAAATTATGGGAAAAATACGTTCATTAGCTTATAATATAAATTCATTTGATGCAAGTGAATTACTTGAATCAATACTTAGCGAAATACGAAACGAATTAAATTATATTACAGCGATTTGGCAAGCTAAATCATATTGTGGTAATCCAATAGATCCTCAAGATATGGAAGAACTTCATCGTCTTAAATCAATAGGATTAATAGATGAATTATTAGAATTTAAGCCAGATTATAATATGCCTCACAGAGAGCAAGAAACTAATAAAAGAAATATAGGTATTAATTTAATGAAAGAAAAGGGGTTTTCTCATGTAATATCTGCAGATGCAGATGAATTTTATGATGTAGATCAATTAAAAGAAGCTAAAAATCAAATTAATAAAAATGGCTGGCCAATTACATATTGGAGTTATATTAATTACTATCGTGATTTTGAACATTATTTAGTTTATCCATTCAGGCCATTTGTTCCTGGAATATGTTCAACTTATTTTACATATACCTTTAATGGACCAGCTCCAGGACCCACAGATCCAACAAGAAGGATCTTTAACCCAATGAATATAGGTACCTATCTGTTTCCAGATGAAGTAATTAGAATGGCGCATGGAGCGTGGATTAGAAAAGATATAAGAAAGAAATTAGAAAATTGGAGTGCTAAAGATCACTTTAATCAAGAGTTAATTGAGAAATGTGTTGATCAATTTAATAATTGGAAAGAAGGAGATAAAGCAATAATGTTGTTCAACGTCCCTTCAAATGAAGTGTACGTAAAAAAACTTGATAAAAAAATTCACAAATTTATAGTTCCATGGGAAACTAAGAACTTAAGTTCTCTTTAATTTAAATCTAATGAAGATTCTTTAAGAGACTTAAAATCATTTATATTTCTTTGTACTTGTAAAATCATTTGTATGTGTGGTTTATTTATTAATTTTCCAGCAATAGAATATTTATTACTAATAGTTCCAATTTTTTTAAAATTATAAATTTTATATGTTCCAGGATTCCAATAAAAATTATATAATATAAAGTTTCGTATTGCATCATATGAATCATCTTTATTAAAAAATATATTTAATCTATTATTGATTATTTGTTCGTTTAAAGATTCTTTTAATGATTCTGGAACTAATTTACTTTCTGTTATAACAGCTTTAATTTTTTGTTTTCTTCTACTTGGAATATTATCAGTATTATCATTATAATATTCAATAGGTTCATGAATAATTAATTTAACAGTTAAGGGATCTATTTTAACTTGTTCTTGTGTTGTTTCATCTCGTATAATATAATATTTTATTGAATTATCATTTGTTTTTACAATTTTTTGAATAATTCCTTTAATTATTTTTTTATTAGGGGTAGCATTTGATCTTATAGGTTCTCCGGATATTTTAGAACCTATTTGTATCTGCACAATTTGACTATTTGCAGTCATATTAGGTTTTTGTTCCAATGAATGATTAAGAGGTTTGATCTCATAAGTGTACATCATATTAGGACCACCTAAATTTCCAGCGCCACCAAAGCCACTTCTGGATGTGCCACCCATACCACCTATACGACCGCCAGTAAAAGAAAAACCGCTTCCATACCCCTCTCTTAAAAATTGTCTTTTATTTTTCATATTTTATTTTACATATTTTAGTCCATATTCCCATATTCAATATCAAATTTAATGTGAGGATATTTATAATTTAAATATTTTTTCACTTCATGATAAATTTCTTCAGGACCCAAACTACCCTGAGAATATGGTTCAATGAAAACACGCCCATTTAGTTTAAGACCACTGCCCAACACACAAGATCCACTATCTCCTACTCTTTGTGCAATAGTATCAACAATATGCATTACTTTTTGAATATCTTTATCAGAAATTCCAGCTAAATGCATAATAATAGGATTAACCACAGAACTGGATACAGATTCATTTAAACTTTCTCTAACTAATTTTGCTTTCATGTTTAATTGTCTTTTATTTTTTATATTATAATATAGTTATATAATCTAATTTTACTGCCAAACTTTGAGGATTATGTACATAAAATCCTGTTATCAAATTTTCAGTTGATGAACTAGTAGGATCTACTGCTGTTAACCACATTCTTAGAACTCCTACTTTTTCCCATTTATTATTTGTTTCGACATAATCTAAATAATCAGCTGCACTTAATGTATCACCTATACAACTTGTTCCGCTTAAACCAACATCAACTGCTTTATAATATCTTATATAACTATTTGGATCTCCAGTACTTGGTTCGAAATAAACTAAATAATCAGGAACATGATTTATTTCTATATATGAATCCGAGTCAATTGCCGTTGAAGGATATGTAACTTTTAATACATATCCAAGCATTGCTCCATTAGGATATTTGAATGCTGGAGTTCCTAATGATATGTCTTCTACTAATGAAGCATAACCGGTAGATGCGCTTGGATCTCCAAGACTAACATCTACTGCCGTTATATCAAATGAATATCCAGCCGTTGCACCAGTAAAAGTTAAACCACTCGAATCATAAGAAGCACTAACTCCAATACTTAATCCATCAAATGCAATATTAAATGCTGTATCAATAGCTACATCCTCTGTTGCATCAGATTCAACATGCATATTAATATCATAATATTTAAAATTTTTATAATAATTGATTGAAATATCAACATCCATATATAAAGAGTGATTTGTTCCAGTATATACCACAGATGCATCAAACGGAAAATATTGAATTTTATTAGAAATTCCTTTTGTTAAGCCTTGAATAAATATCACTTCTCCTGGCTGTAATAATTTTGTTTGTTGATCCCAACCTTCAACGGCTCGTGAGATATCTCCAAGACCCATTGCAGTTATTATGCTACTTCCTGAAACAACTCCAACTTGTTGATTTGGTAAAAATTCAAAAGTATATGTATCAGAATTACCAGCGCATGAAGCTAAAGCAGGATTAATGTAATTATTAGAAATATTATTAAAAAGGTCTGTAGACATAATTGTATAATTATTTTATTTATTTATTCAAGATTTAATTAAATATATTTCAACTTTTAAATGAATATATAAAATATAGAAAGCAGTTAGTTTTATGTTTGTGCATAAAACAACCAAAAGGGACTAATGGCTGTCCTGCTTTAATTTATATATCTTAAACAAAATAAGGGATAATCAATAAAAGAATTTAGAAAAAATAAACAAGGACTTTTTATATATGAAGAGTGTGAAAGAGTTTTTGGTAGAGCTTGTGAATTAAGTGTACATATTAAGAAAACTCATAAACTTAATTCAAAAATTTATTATGATGAAATAAAAAACGGATATTTAGCTATAAGAGATAAAGAAGAAATTAATGCAAAAGAAAAAGCCACTATTGCTAGTGGCTTTAATTATAATATAATTATTGATAAAGATTATACAAATTTTTAAATCCGATCGAATGATGTATGTTCACCCTTTTGAATGGGAATGCCAAATTTATCAACTCCGAGATTCTTCTTTTCTTTAGGCACTGCTTTTGCATCAATCACTTCAACTCCTCCATCTATATATGGTATTAATATCTCAGGTACGAGAATTGATTCATGTGTCTGCTCGACTTCAGAAACAGGTTGGTTAATGGATTCCTTATCTTTTATTTTTTCTAAATTCTCGATTAATGCTATAGCCTCATCTCCTTTTGACAGAGGATTAATTTCGTTAATGTTTTTGATTCGATGAATTTTACTTTTTTTCTTTAAAGGGTTTCGAAATCTTTTTTTTGGAACCTTTATCTCTTGCATCTCTTTATCAGAAATACCTTTATTAAAAGATTCAAGATCTTCTGTAGAAAGTTTAAAAACATCATCAACATATTCATCTAATGGTTTAGAAAAAGATATGTTATCATCTGTTTTTTTAATCAAATCTTTAAGATTTTTTGTAGTAACTTTTTCAGATAATTCTATAGGTATCTCATATTCTAAAGGTTTAATGACTGTTTCCATTTTAGTTTCAGGCTTTTCGAGATATTGTAAATTTTCATTATCAATTTCTAATTGAGAAACATCAATTGGAACTTTTTCTTTTTTATGTTTAGTTAAAGCATCATCAATACTTTGAATAGTTTTCAAAAATTCTGGTGTAGGATTTGTTATAACTCCTGAATCATTTAAAGCATCATCTATAAAATCGTGTACTTCTTTTTCAGTATAAGTTTTAGGCTCTTCTTTTTTCAAATTACTCCAACCTTCTTCAAATTCTTCGTCTGAATATTCATCTACAGTCTTATTTTCATCTTCTTCTGTAGCCAATTTGATATTCTGAGCTACTAATGCAGTCATACCCAAAGCAACAATTGGAAGTAATGCGCCAGCAATCCATGAAATAATAACCTGATATATTTCTGGTGATGCCTCAAATCCAAATAATATAGATTTTTGCCAATAAATCCAATCATTATTTCCAGATAAAACCATATATCGAAATGATGCAAATACATTTGCAGTTACTTGCAAGGTAGTAAGCAATATCATTAATAACCACGGCAGAAACTTATCTTTATTTTTGGTCATGAGGAGCGCGAACAATACACTAGCTTGTCCAACTTCATATGTTAATCCAAGTAATACTGCAAGACCTATCGAGTTAGCTAAATGGAAAAACGTAATACTATGTAAAGTACTTACAAAACCTACACAAACATATAAGGTAAAGAAAGTAATTATTAATCCTAATGTTAATCCTTTTGATGTTACTTTAAAATTGTTTAATTTCATATATTTTATTTTAATTTTAAACTATCTTCAGCAAAAGCATCTTTTAATTTTAAATCATTTTTTGAAAAAGAAGGTTTTAATTCTAAATCATCTTCAAAAAATGCACAAAAATAACATTTATTTGTTACTATTATATTATCTTTCTGAAAAAATGTTTCTATATCTTCTGATTTTTTTATTCCTTTTCCAAATATCCCAATTACGTCAACTAATTGTTTATCATTTTTGGCCATTGCAAATACTTCATTTTTATTTGTTGATAAGGGGCAGGATGTTATAACTATAGTTCTCATAATTATTTATTTTTAACTTCTTCAACACCTTTAACTACTACTGTTGTATTTGATTTGATTTTTTCAACTGCACTTTGAACTGCACTAGCTCTATCATTTGCAGATTGCACGCTTTGTTCTGATAGTTTTAATTCAAAATTTAGTTTCTTAATACTATCTTCAGATTCTTTATAATATATGTTATATCTTGTTTCCAATGAATCTATTGTATGTACATATTCTTTTGCGCCTATTTTTAATTGCATTCCACGATTACAACTTTGTATTGTCTTTAAAAAAAATAACAGTAAAAGTGCTAACGCAAAATATTTCATGTTTTTTGTAAAAAAGTATTCAGGCGTCATAATTTTAATTTTTGTTTTATATATTTTGGTTATCATATTTATACTTTATTTTATATAAACATTAAAGACTTAAGTTTTCACTTAAGTCTTTAAAGATGTATTTATTTTTTAATTTTATCTATCATGATTTTCTTCTGTATTGATAATTTCAGTTGTTTTTTCTTTGGGATTTATTTTCATTTGAATTATTTTTTCTTTAGATTCTTTAGGGGTTTCTCCGGTTGATGCATCTTTTGGTTCTAACTCTGAAAGATAGAAACCTTGTTCTGCAGCAGCCCATTTTTCTTGAAGATATTGTACACCTTTAAGTTGTGTTCTAGCTTCTTCAACTTTTGTACCAAGCAAAATACCTATTTTTGAATATTTTTCTGCTATTTTTTCAAATTCAAGAGCTTTATTATATCCTATTCCACCCGGGTTTGCAAGCATAAATGCGCAAAATTCAAGAGCTTGATAATCAAACTGTAACCCACTATTTTCATCGACTAATGCTAATGCTTTTCTAAGTTCTTCATTCATTTTAAGTATACCAATCCATCCTGTTTTAGTCCAAAATGCAAAATTATTCATAAAATCAATTATAAATAAACCCATATCATTAGCTGCAAAATTTCCTTTTTCACTAATTTCCCATTTAGTATTTTTGAATTCTTCCATTGCTTTTTCGAATTCATTTCTAAATTGAAGTACCTCTTCAGGAGTTGGTTTATTTACTTCTTTTATTTCTTCTACATCATCTCTGACGATTGTAAGTTTTGTTTTTTCTTTTTCACTCATTTTATTAATTTATTTTAAAATTTATATAATTAAATATTAAAAAGTTTTCATGAAAGAACGTTATCTTAAAAGAAAATCGTTTTCTTTTTTTACATGATATTCTTTTACTAATTCTATAAATTTATTTTCATATTCTATTAATTCTTTTCCATTTAAACAAATTTCTTGTAATATATCACTTTGTTTATCAACACAAAGAATAGATGCTCTATTAATTGTAATACCCTTTTCTTCATACATTTCAGAAATACATTTTGAATATGCACCTAATTGTAATTTATATTTTAATTCTTTTACACTCCCCTTTTTGATTCTACCATTCGAAGATTTTAAATCTGTCAATGAAAGACCAAAAAGTTTATCTTTATATAAAATATCTAACTTACCACGATAAAATAACGAAGGTGAATATGTTCCCATTTCTAAAGCTATTATGTCAGAAAATTGAGTAGAATATTCTGAATAATAAAATTTATAAAATAAATTTCGTCCTTCTTCTATTTTATCATTTGGTATGTTATCTGTTTGTAATAATTTTGGGCTTTCTTCTTGAGTAACTCTTAATGCTTCTGAAACATCTTTTGTTTTTGAATAAATATTAATAAATTGTTCAATAAACACGTGCATTGCAGAACCTCTGTGTGAGGCTGCATTCATTATTTTTTCAACCACATCTTTTCCTACAGCTGCTACCCATTTATCATACTCAGTGTCAGGAATCATTTCAGATAATATAGTAGATACTGAAGGTACTTTTATTTTATAAAAACAAGCTGGTAAACCTCTTTCATCTTTAATCCACTTTATATTTTCTTTATTAAATTCCAAGTTTATTTTATTTTTATAGACTGGATACCCACGTAAAAAATTTAGTTAGTAAATCAAACTTTGCAACGATATAAATTACAATTCCTAAAATAATTAAAGACTTAACTAACCATTTAATAGAGAATTTGTTAAAATTAAAGCGATAAACAATCATATATGATAATGTGGAATTGCCCTTATCATCTTCAAATTGATTAAATTCACAATTAAGACATTCAGCAAAACCTAAATCTTCATCTAAATAGCGATGAAGTGGATTAAGACTTTCTATTACTTTTGTTCTTTGAACAGCTTCTGGTAATAAAGCATCAGCTTCATCTAAAGTAATAATAGTATACACATCATAAAAGCTTGTATGTTTTAATTTCCAACGATTATAATTTGATTTTGGATTTTTTTGTTCTTTATTGATCACGCGTTTCCAATCTGCAAAATTTTCAAAATCTCTATAAACTTGAACTATACCCCAATTTTTAGGTTTTAACCAATTTAACATTTTAGTTTTTTATTTTATTCAATTTCCATTTTTTATTTTATAATTCGTTTTCATTTCCAAAATATGAATCTACTAAATCTGGGTATTTTTTATACAAAACTTGTGCTACATCTTTTCTTGCTTTACGAAGTCTTGTTTTAACAGTTGAAAGATTCCACCCCAAATCATTTGCAATATTATTTAAATGTTTTTGATTAATTTCTCTTTCAATCATTACTGTTTTATATGGTTCATCTAATTCTTCAATTGCTGAAACAGATACGTCATATAATATTTGAGTTAAAGTCTCTCCATGAGGTATCATAATTTCTGTATTCATATTAAATACTGGATTATATGTTTGAAGTAATTTAGAGTTATTTTGCATATATTTATCATAAGATAAATTTTTATTTCTATTTCTTAAAATTCCAAGAGCTTCATTTTTAGCAATTGCATATGTCCAAGTTGAAAAATTAAATTTAGAATTATATTGATTAATTTTTTCCCAAATAGCTATAAAAACTTGTGATGAAACCTCATTTGCTAAATCTCTATCTTTAACAAAATTATATGCAAATGATATAATTCCGGGTTTTAAACGATTTATTAATTTTGTAAAATTTTCGTTTGTTTTGTTTTCTATAAAATTAAGCGCAATAATTTGTATACTTTCTTTTTTTCTACTCATATAGTATTTTAAATTTAGTTTTATGATGATTGTTCTTTACTCTTCTATTATTTGAGTCACAAAGTTTCCAACATTTTTCATTAAAATCTCAACCCTTGTATAAGGAAATTGACCAATAGCGTTCATAATTTGTGTAAGAGTTTGATGATCCATAGTTTCTACATCTATTGCATTTACAAGGCCAGCAATTTCATTAAACGGGCGATCTCCGATAGCTTGTAAAAGAGCCTTTTTGAAATCTGGTTTAATTTTATATGTTGGAACATATGCATTAATTTCAACTTTTTGAGCTGCATCCACTGGTAGATTTTCTGGTACTGTCGGTGTTTCTACTTTATCAACTGCTGGCGGCGTTGTGTTTTTTTTCTCTGTTGTCATATTAATATTTATTTAGTTTAAATTTATTTATCTTAATTTTATATACAAAAGCATTAAAAAAGTTTTATAAAAATTATAATATAATATAATACATTTTCTTTATTAATGTTTGTTAAATTTGTTAAATATATGTTATATTTTTCTATGATATTATAGGTTTATTAAATAAAACACAATCAATATACTTTTTATATTTGAAAAAAATTTCATCTGGAGAATAACATGTTAAATATTCTTTACCCTGTTCATTAGTATTAATCTCCCCACATTGCACAATTTTATAATCTTGATATTTTTGTAGTGCTAAATAATTTTCTCGAACTTTTTTTTGAAACTCAATATCTTTTTCGTGAATATCTATTTTTCCTTTAAGATACTTACGATCATCTCCTTTTCGTTTATTTTTTAATCGAGATTCAATTAAATCAATTGGAACATCAAAGAAAATATTCAAATTAGGATATGGAAGTTCTAAAAAACCAAATTCATATTCATTAATCCAATCTCTCATTATTTGTGTTTGAGCTTCTGTATCATATTTAGCCCCCTGATACGCCATATTTGAAAATACGTAACGATCTAATAAAACTACATCATTATCTAAAAGATGTTTTTGAAGAGTTGGCAAAAATTGATACCTATTCATTGCATATATATTTGCAACAAATATCGGATCTACATTATTAATATCTCCATACTCACCCCGCAAATAAGCTGAAATAACAGAACCCGATTCGTTGCCATCATATATTGGAAAATGAATATATTTGTAAATAAGTTGATTAGTCTCAAAGTATTTTTTGATTAGTTCTATTTGTGTACTTTTGCCACTCGCATCGCATCCTTCACATACGATTAATTTACCATTTGTTCCCATAATTTAAATTTTTCTTGATATCTATTTGTGAAAATAAGTTTTTCTTCTTTTAATAATTTTTTTATTTCGTCAAATGAAATTTGTTTTGGGCTTTCTGTTAATTTAATATTCATGATTTTTTTATTCAAAAACATCAAAACCCTCTAAAAAGTTATTATTTGTTGCGAAATAAATCGTATATATAAGTTAATAAAAAGTTTATTGCTATACCCACACAAATAAATTGCCACCAATTCCAATCAGTAACAAATATAAGTTTGATACTATAACCAAATATTAATGCTTTAAATAAAAATATAATTCCGGTAAATAATAATGTAAATGCAGTAAACATAGGATTACTGGGCAAAGAAATTTTATCATTTAATTTATTCTTAAAATTATTTAATCTTTTTTCTAATATATTGTCATTCATCATATTATGCAATCATAAAGGTGTTTAGTGTTTTTTGGTTTTAAGGTCGATTTTTTTAACTTCGGGTTTTTCTTTTTTTTCTTCACCCTTTTCTTTTTCTTTTGACTCACCGGCTTCATGTTCTTCTTTTTCTTCTTTTTCTTTTGACTCACCGGCTTCATGTTCTTCTTTATCTTTTATATCACCTTTTGATGCATTAGTTTTAGGAAGTTCTTTTTTTGTTGCATCACTTTCACCTTTTGTAAATACAGGATTTGCTTTTTTAGCATCAAGTGGAGATTTTTTATCACCAGATTCTTTTCCACCAGGAGTATCGGCAGTTTTTACTTCACCAAACATACCAGGTTTAAAATCTTTAACAGATTTAAGATCTGTTTGAAGATCATATCCAGGTTCAAAATTAGCACCACCCATATTAATCTCAACTTTAACTTCTGTTTGTCCAGCCTGATATTCTTTTTTTAGCCAATCATAAGTCTTTTTATTTTCATTGGGAATAAGAATACCTCCCTCATCAGATACACCTTCGCCGCCAGACATCATAGGAGTAGCTTCTTCATTAAGTTTTTCTAAATAATCATGGATGTTAAATTGACCTGCTTTCATATTCGTATTTTATTTTATATATCTTTTATTATATATTCTTGTTTTTTTAATCACTTACACCTCTCCAATATCCTTCATATCCCTCTCCTCCTTTTTCGTCATCGTCATCATCTCTATTTGCTTGTTGTTCACCTGCATATTCTATATCATGGGCTACTTCATCATGATTACTGTATATTATTTCTGCTAAATCTTCAGCATTAGTATTTTCATTAAAGGTACTGTTTCTACTTGCATCTTCATCTATGTCGCCTTGTTTACTTGATAAATTACCACTAGTGTTAATAGTTTTTGTATTAAAATCAACTACAGTTTCTATTTCAACCCATGGATGTCTTTCTTCACTATCTTCAAAATCTACGTTATATTCTTCTTTAACAACTAAACTATCAATGGTATCATCATCCGGACCATCAAAATCAATTTGTAGATCATGATTTTGAGCATAACTTTCACCTAATTTATTTTCTATAGCATTACATAATTCATCGAGAAATGGATCACCTTCTTTATATGCTTCATTTAAAGATTCTTTTACAAGTTTTTTCATAGTATTCTTTTTATTATATATTCTTTTATTTTATGCACTCTTATATTTTTTTATATGCTCTTATATAATCTACTAAAAATTCTGAATAATAATTTTTTTCGTCAGATTTAACATGTAGAATGTTATTCATATTTATACCATGATTAATTACTATCCACATTTTAGCTGTATCTTTATTAAACCATTCTAATTCTTTTTTCCCAGTAAATCTATATACAGTTATGCCATTAGTTATAAATTTAATTTTATCTGGAGTCCATTCTACTGCAAATTCATGAAATTTATCACAGTGTCTTATCTTTTCATTTTTTCTTTCAACTCTAATTGGCCATCTCGGTATACTTCTTTTAGTTCCATCTTCAACTACTCCATAATGAAGATCAGGTTTTTGTCTACCAGCAGTTTCTCCATCTATACCACCATCAAATTCAAATACATCTATTTCTGGTGGCCAAGTTGATCCCCACATCCAAAAAGCTGGAAATACTCCTTTATCATGTGGAATTGTACAACAACATTCAAATCTTCCGTATTGTTGTTTAAAAGAAAGGCACGAAGATAAAAGGCTAACCTCAAATGGAATTGTTATAGGTTTTCCAGTTTTAAAATCATCAGGAAAAGTTTTTGGATTATATTTAACAGTAAATTTAGCATTACTATACGGTTCATTTGTTGTTTCTGGAGGACCAAAATAAGAAATAGTATCTGGGTAAAACCAACCCCAACATTCGCCAACTATCCATTTTTTATTATCATCACTATTTCCCCAAGATTTTTCAAGAAAATCATCTTTAAATGTTAATTCCCATTTATCTTTTAATTCATTAGAAAAATGAGATAATTTATTTTTCCAAAAATTTCTATAAAACCAGAATCTAATTTTATAAAATATATTTATAAAAAAATCGCTAGCAGGAACACTTCTTAAATAAATTTGTTTCATAAAATTTTTATATATGTTCATAAAAAAAGTTAGCCAATTGGCTAACTTTTTTGTTGTTTGTCGTATGCGAACTTCTTAAGCTGCAATACGATACTCATTATAAACATTTTCGCCGTTTATTGCGTTATTAAAACTAATCTCTATTACTTATTCGTCGCTGTCAAATCCATGCACCCCCGTTTTATTTATACATGTGGAGGTGGAGATATCGAAATCTCGTCCATACAACTATATCTCATAGATAATCTTTTTACAAAGAACGTTTTAATATCTTTTTCCTATTTTAATTATAGGAGTGTTATCATTAAAAAAGCACCTCAAAATATCTACTCTATAACTAGCATTTCAGCACTCTCAATATCTTAAAGAACTAATATAATACAATTTTTATAAAAATGTACTATATATTTGTTAAATTTTTGTTAAATTTATTTAGCTAATGTTAAAACAACTGGTTCTTCTTTTGCTTTTGCAATCCAATTTAAAATAGCACCAACTGCTAATTCAATAGCACCTTTAAAGATAAGACCTTCACTAGTTTCATCTAAACCAGGAATATCTACTAATCCATTAATAATATCAGCTGCAAGTGTTTCTGATAATTCAATGTCTTCAGCCATAGCAGCATCTACAAGTTCAGCTAATTTAACTTTAAGATCATCTTTTAATTTATTAAGGATTTTATCATCTAAAAGAGTTATAACTACTTTTGCAATAAATCCATCAATCCATTCAAGAATTCCTTTAAATTTAAGAGCATCATCAACTATAATAGCTAATTGCTCTTCTTGTAATGTTGTTAAAATTCCATTTTCCATAATATTTAATTTATTTTATTTTATTTATTTATTCATTAAAATTAATTAATTTTTATAATCCTAATTCAGTTGCTCCGCCCGCTTCTGCTCCAGGTTCTTCAGTAGCACCGCCGCCAAGATCTTCAGTACCCGTATTCATACCACCAGTTTCACCTCCTATAGTTTCTTCTTCGCCTGATGCTGCTTTTACACGTTTAATGGCGTCTGCCACTCTTGTTAATTGTTCTCTTCTTTCTTTCTTATATTTTTCGTTAAGTTTCATATCTTCTTCAGTGAAGTTCATGTATTTTTCAACTAAAAACTTGGGGTCAAAATACATTCCATCTGCTGTTACTGCACCTTCTGCATCTATTTCTGGTTGATGTATGCCCATAAGTTTTTCAACCATTTCAGCACCTTTACCATCAATTTGTCTTTTCTTTGATTCAGTAAACAAGTTTTCTTCAATAAATTCAAGTCCAATAGCACCTTTTAATGCTTTATCTTTTGCAAAAACTGGTTGTTTAAGACAAAATTGAATCCATGTAGGTTTCATTAATATTTCTTGAAGAATAGAACGAATTCTATTTATAAAATAACCAAATCGTATTTCTTCTCTTGCAATACTATCACCACCAGTTGTCCAATTCGAATCTCCTCCACCATTTTCACCAGCAGATGAAAATCTATCTTTAGGGATTTTGGTTTCAATAATAAATCTTTTCCAAAAATAATCAAGTGCCATAGTACCTGATAAATCATAACCAGCTGGTGCCATTGAATCAATTTCAACTTGGCCACCATCAGTTTTTGAAGGAATGATATATTGTTTTGCAAATGAAAAATTCGGAGTTCCATTTATTGTTACTTCACCACTATGATAATCAATTGTGATGTCTTCTTTGTACATACCACGTAATTCAGACAATCGAGTTCTTGCTTTAACTTCTGATTGAGTTCCAATTGGAACTATAATTTTCATTCGTTGTTGAGCATTAATAACATTCCAGATGATACGTGAGTTTTCCATTGTGCGAAGCATATTAAATGCACGAACAAGTCTTTCAACATATGATAAACGAGATATGAAATTTCCTCTAGCCCATGAGATATAAATAACATTACCATCAACTAATTCTCGCTGACGCTCAGTATCACCCCTAAATTGTATCCATACTCTATATTCATTTTCACTTTCATCTTTTCGAATTTCAGGTTCAAGAGTAACAGGATCAAGTTCTTTAAATCCTAAGATATTTTTAGCATCTTCAGAACCTTCACCATCATAAATAATTTCGAATGCAAGAAATCCATCAATTAAGAATTTTTTAGCGTAATGCCAACCATCATGTCCAGAGTTAAAACCGAACGCATAATAAACCTTTTTATACGATTCATTAAGATCATCTACTATTTCTTTTGCCTTTTCAGCTTTAAGAACAGATTTTAACTTACGAGTGTTTGGATATGCAAAGAAATTAGCATCATCTAATATAATTGTTTCATCTGCTATTACTTCAAGCACATGTTCAATTTCACCATTCATCGCAAATCTTCTTAAAAAGTCTCTTCGTGTAGCATATTCTTTATCAAAAAATGCAATAAATTCTTTTTGATTAATATCCATTCCAGAAGCCAATTGATGTTGTCCATAGAGACTATACATCGAATCTTCTTGAATTTCAGTAATACCAATTGCCTTTGATTGCTTAATAATATTCTGATCCCACCGCATACCAAAAATTGATAAGTAACGGATATTTCTCTGAATATTATCCATAAAGGTCTGAGGACCTCGATCTAAGTTGCGTAGTGAAAATCCAGCCACAAGTTTTAATTATTTAATTTATATATTTATAATTTTATTAAACATTATTTATATATTCATTTATTTATGATTTTTATTATCCCAATATGTTCGATATATTAACTCCAAATTAGCTTTTTTGAATGATTGTTTTGCATCGAAAAAAGGAATATACACCCATTCAGAGTACTCTATCATCCTAAACTTCGCTATATTTTTTAAATCATATGAACGATATGCAAATTCAAACAAAGCATTTTGTTCATTATTAAATTTCTTAAATAACGCAGGGTTTCTTCCAATCAATGCTGCAATTAAATATTTTTTATTTAGTGCTTCTTTATTATATTCAGTTTTTTCTTCTATTCTTGCAAAAAATTCTTTATAATTTTCCCAAAATGCTTGAAAAAATTTAACTCTTTCTTCAGTAGGTAATATATTTAAATTTAATCCTTTAAGAATACCTGAAAGTGGATTAAAATTTGTACAAAAAACAATAGGCGTAAAATCATGAAATTGCACAGGTTTTCCAGTTTTCATATTTTGTAATTCACTTAAAGTTTTTTCATTTACATGAATAAATGTATAAACCATTCCAGGCCAAGGTGTTCCAAAATTAAATTTGTTTAATACTGATTCCTGATCTGTTGATTCAATATCAATTAATTTTTTTGGACCTTTAAGTTCTAATTTTAAGTAATTTTCAAACAAACGTTCATAAGCAACATTTTTAATGTCATCTATGTGTTTCATTTGTTCATATGTTATCTTAGGAGATTCCATTTTAATTCATATTAATTATTATTTCCTTGCCAGAACCTCCCGATCAAATGTTTAAGTGTGATTTCCGTGAATACGTAAAATTTAGTGTGATTTTTTTCAGCCCATGCTGTCATAGCAGCCCATTTTGCTTCATTTAATAAATAATCTTTTGCTTCACTGTTAAATCTTCTTTGTTCTCTTAATGGAGCATTTGCATCTGGAGGTATAGGTTTTTTTAATTTATTAGATGGTTTAATTTCTATAAACATTTTTTGTGTAATTCCATCACCTTTATTTACTTCGATCCAATAATCAACATTGTAGTTCTTCACTACCCAATTTTTTGGATTATTTGGATCTAACCCATTTTTTTTACATTCTTTAAGTTTAGATATACGATCATAATATGGAACTTTTACAGGTTCACTACTCCAACGAAGTATTGAAGGCGAAAAGTCACACCATTTACAAAAACTGCTCTCCCAAGATGAACGAAATATTACAAGATTTGGATCACCTACATATTTTTGTGGGTTTTGTATTCTATAATATCCTTGAAGTGTTTGGCCTTTCTTAAGGTTTCCATTTTCATTAAAAACATTTTTGTTTGGCACATGCCATAATTTATACGCTTGATTATAACTCATTTTTTTTTATTTTTAGCTGATTCGGACAACTGGAGATACTTACTTTTTTACTTTTTGGTATATTTCCATCGTTTGTATGATTCGTTAAAAGCCATTTTTATTTATTATATATTCCCATATAGCATTTCCACAGTCATATACTCTAAATGCTTTAATTTCATTCATGATTTGAAATTCAGTTTTATTTTTATCATATCCCATTTTTATAAGTTTTTGTTTATTAAATGTATATCTATGATATCTTTTATTTTCTAAAAAATACCAATAATTAGGTTTAGAATATTCTTTCAACTTAAAATTTGAATATTCATATACATTTCCTTCACCCCAACATAAATCCGCATATGAAATATATTTAGCTGGATAATTTTTAATAATATAATTAAATAATTTTGAAAACGCACCAATACAGTTAATTCCTATTTTATTACAAAATCTTAAAATTTCAAATGTATTAATATTTTTATTTTTTCCTAATTTTCTTTTTCCAATACTTATACATGAAATAATTTCATTATTAAAATATAAAGCAATATACCTAAAGCCTTTTGTTTTACCCTGTAAATGATTGAGTTCATAAAATTCATTTGCTGTAAACGATGAAATTTCTTGTATCTTACACTTTCGCGCACCTATAGATATTTGATTAATTCTAAGTTTTGATAAAATTCTTCCTTTTATAATATCTTTTTTATTATTCCATAAATCTTCCCATATATGAATAAGATGAATATCTAGATTTTTTAGATAAAATGAATGAAATAGTTTTTAATAATAAAAAGGAAAGAATATTAAAAAATTTAAAAGAATCTGGTGTCATTGATAACATTATAAAGATTGAATATAATAATTTAGGATATGTTAAATGTAGATGTCATAAATGTAATCAAGAGTATAATATATCATTACGATTATTAAGAGATAGAACGAATCATAATGATATAACTTGTGTTATATGTTCACCACCGGTGCAATGGAGATCAAATGCCGAAATAGAACTTTTTAACTGGTTAAATACATATATTTCATGTGAAAAAAATAATAAAAAAATACTTAAGGGTAGTGAAATCGATATTTATATTCCAGAAAAACATATTGCAATAGAATTTAATGGAATATATTGGCATAGCGATTTATTTAAAGATAAAAATTATCATTTAAACAAAACACTATTTTTAAAAAATCTAGATATTCATCTTATTGAT